AAACTTATCAGCTCTATCACCTGATAATCCTTCTGGAAATGGATTTGACGGAACTGTATCTTTAGAAAATGGTTTTATTATATCCAATTTCCCCTTTGACAATCTCTTTTGAAATTTATCAATATCTTTAGATGTTATAACAGGCATATCCTTTCTTTTAGTATTACCTTTATATGCCAATTTCTGAGCCAAAACATAATTCTTATCAAAATCTGGAATATCTTTATCTAATGTTGGAAGTTTAGATAACGCATATTCCCTTGCATCTTCTAAAGACGTAGTAACAACTTCAAGTTTACCAGCTGCAGCGCCACCACTTTCACTTAAATAATTCTTAAATGTTTTCATTTCTCCCAACCTTTTATTATATCTTTTGAAAAATTATTTGCTGAAAATTCCATTCGGTTTACCAATTTAACAGCATTATCGTCACGATCAATTGCCACAAATCCCTCTGAACCAGATACTTTAAATCCATTCTTAGTTCTTACAAAGGTGGATATATCAGACACACTCTCCATTTTATCTATTAAAATCTCTTTAGCATCAACTAAATGATTTTGTAACTCAAACATCAATCTTAAATTCTTTTTATTAGAATCAGAAAAGAAACTTAAAACATCTTCTCTTGATTTCGACTTTTTAGATTTACCTTTATCTGACTTCAATTTGTCAATATCTTTTTGATACTTATCTGAAATATATTTAATAAGTTCATCTGTATGTTTTCTAGTATTTGTAATCTTCTCTTGTGACCTAACTTTAGTATTATTAAACGTATTAATCAACTGATTAATAACTGAATTGGTGGAAACATCATTTAATGTTGTTGCAGATATTTTTCTAAATATCTTACCAGCATCAGATAAATGTGATGTAACTATATCAGTCTCAGATTTAGTCATAGTCACAGTTCCAGACAAATCAGTAAGATCAGCAGTTCTCATCCATACACTTGAAGTCTTTTTAAAATCACGAATACTGATATTAAATGATGCAGACATATTCTCAAAAGAATCACCAGTATATTTTGTATGCCAAACAACACCTATCTTTGATTGTAATATAGAACCAGCTTGTGATGTTGGTACAGCGTATACTATCGTATTAGGATGAAAGGTAACATAAGACTCACCATCAATTGTTTCATTCTTAAGATCTGAATTAGTATACATGATATCACCTTGCATGACACCCTTAATACCAAGTTTCTTTAGTTCAGTATATGCAATCTTTAACTTACTAGATAAATCACCAGAAGTATCATCATCTATATCATTGTGCGACTTATATACTTTTGGATTCTTATTGAATATACCTTTCTTTGCAACAAAAAACTGTCCATCTGTTGGATCAATACCAGCAAACACAGCAGGAGCGCCATCCCACTTAACAGTCACCGAATGTGAAGTATTAGAATTACCAGACAACATATCTCTCAATGACCTTAAAGCGTTAATGGCACCACGTGTACCATTAACGCCACCATCAAGGACAAGATCCTCAATATGAGTCATATGAGTATTTTTAGATTCTGTTACATATTCTTGAAATGTTAACATATATTACAACTCTAATTGTAAAGTTATATTTATAATATTAAAACTGTTCCTCTTCAGTAGAACCGGCCATAGCAGTAACAGATGATTTACCACCTTGTATAACATTTGTAACAGAATCAAAATAACCAGCACCAACTTCCTCTTGATGTCTTGCAAAGGTATATCCATCTTTAACCGAAGCAAACTCAGGTTCTTGCACACCTTCCACATACGCAGTCATACCACGCTCAACATAATCCTTTGACAACTCAAACATAGAATGCCACATATCATGAATACCAGCTAAGGTGATGAATTGCCATTTAAATCCCATCCCTCCCAATTTTTGTTGATAGTGACTAATCTCCCGGTCACTCAAATTTTTCTTCCAATTAAAAGACGGGGAACAGTTATATGCCAACAATTTTCCTGGATACTGTCGGTGGATTGCAGTAGCGAACTTCTGTGCTTCTTCTAAGTTGGGCACAGCAGTTTCGCACCAAAGCATATCAGCATAAGGTGCGTAAGATAATCCTCTTGATATCGCCTGGTCTATTCCACATTTGACTCTATAAAATCCTTCTTCAGTTCTCTCACCAGTAACAAACTCTTTGTCACGTGCATCAATATCCGATGTTAACAATGTTGCTGCGTTAGCATCTGTTCTTGCTATAATAACAATAGGCACACCCATAACATCCGCAGCCAATCTTGCAGATACTAATTTCTGAATTGCTTCTTGTGTTGGCACTAACACCTTACCACCCATATGTCCACATTTCTTAGCAGATGATAATTGATCCTCTAAATGAATACCCGACACACCACACTCTATCATAGATTTAGTCAGCTCATAAGAATTCAATACCCCACCGAACCCAGCCTCAGCATCAGCGATAATAGGGGCAAAGTAATCAATATCATTTCTTCCCTTATTCCATTGAATTTCATCTGCTCTACGGAATGTATTATTAATACGTTTAATCATCACCGGCACAGAATTATATGCATATAATGATTGATCGGGATACATAGTTTCTGACGAATTACCATCAGCGGCGACTTGCCAACCTGATAAATATATAACCTTAATGCCCGCCTTAACTTGTTGCATAGCTTGACCAGCAGTTATAGCACCCATAGAATTAACATATCCATCTTCGTTAATCAATTTCCAAAGTTTTTTAGAACCCACGGTAGACACTGTATATTCTTCATCAAACGAACCACTTAACCTAATAACATCTTCTGCCGAATAATCACGTTTGACATTCAACCAACGTTCATTCTCACGCCAATCTTTCTCTAAAGTTCGTACTCTACCCAATTGTTCCATATATAAATTCTCCTATTTAATTAACCTTCACAACTAACACAACCATCCTGACTAACAAATTCGCCCCTTACACCAATTAACAAATCTTGACCAGATGGGGTTTCTGCATAATCTGTCATAGTATTCTGTTCTATCTTTTCAGACAATATTTCTGTACGATTTGATGTTTCTGTTCTTAAATAATATAACGACTTATTACCCAATTTCCACGCATTATAATGAACTTCATGTAAATATTTCTTATTAACACCGGCAGGGAAAAACACATTCAAACTTTGAGATTGACATATATATTTTGCACGTTGTCCCCCCAATCTAACAATATCATTTTGATCTATTTCTATTGCCGTCTTAAATACTTCTTTTTCATGATCCGATAAAAATGACAAATGTTGAACAGACCCATTATTAGACATAATGGAATTCCATACATAGTCAGTATCATGTCCATAATTCTTAAGTACTTTTTCTATATATTTATTTTTAATTAAATGACTACCCACTCTAGTCCTATGAACAAAAGCATTAGCCTTAATGGGTTCAATTGATGGTGATGTTCCGGCAATACTTGAACTATTAGCATTTGGAGCAATTGCTAATAAATTGGCATTCCTACGTCCAGTACCTATCATATCTGGACATTCACCACGTTCTTTCCCTAATACTAATGACTGTTTAACAGCCTCAGATTTAATATATGAAAAAATTTCTTCATTATATTCTGCAGCAGTCTGACTACCAAACGAAACCGACTTACTCATTAGAAAATTATGCCAACCCATAGTACCAACACCAATAGACCTCTCCTGACTCGCCGAAAACCTAGCCTTTGATATTTCACTTGGAGCATGTTCTATAAAATAAGTTAATACATTATCTAAAAATGTAATTAAATCTGCAACTAATTTACTACCCTTCCACTCATCATAAGTTTCAAGATTCAATGAACTTAAACAACACACCGCAGTTCGTTCTTCATTAGTTGGTAATGTAATTTCACAACACAAATTAGAACCCCTTGAAAACAACCCCTTATCCTTTTGTGTTTGTGGATATGCATCATTTGCTTTATCAATAAAATATATGTATGGTTCGCCTGTGCGATAACGAGTTTCTAATAGTGTTTCCCATAACTCACGAGCTATAACAGTATCAGTTTGTTTACCAGTTTTTGGATCAATAAGTTCCCACACCAAATCATCTTCAACCGCTTCCATAAAACTATCAGGTACATTAACACCATGATGTAAATTAAGACACTTCCTATTAACATCACCAGTAGGTATTCTAAGTGACATAAATTCCATAATATCAGGATGGGATATATCTAAATAAGAAGCATAAGACCCCTTACGAGTAATTCCCTGTTTATATGCAGTCATATCGGCATCCACAGTATGTAAAAATGGTATTGGACCTGGCGCTATATCCGATACAGAACGAACATCAGACCAATGTCCACCAACACCACCACCCTTAACCGACAACCACCTTAATTCAGATGTATGTTCTATTAAACCTTCCAACGTATCTGGTACATATCCTAAAAAACACGATATTGGCAATCCTCTTACATGTTCTTCCTTTTCTGGTGCATTTGATAAAACAGGGGATGAAAACATAAACCAATTCTTATCAATATATGAATATATTCTAGCTGCCAACTTTTCATCATTAAAACTAAATGCATTTGAAGTTCTCTTAAATGCTTCCTCTGGGGAATCTTCATACTCCCTCATATAATAATCACGTAATAATTTCAACCCCTGTTCACTTATATTCATATATCATTCCTATTTTCGTATTCCCTTATAATCATTATCCATGGCATCCCACAAGACTTCATCTTTAACTTGATGTTCCGCATTATCATATTCCAAATCCTTTATCTTATGTTTTAATTCATCATTCTCTTTTTTTAAAAAGTCAAGTTCATCTCTAATTTCCATAAATTTCTCCTAACACCTTTTCCATTGATTAAGACATGCCTTCGCTGATAATCCATATTTTATGTTATTACGTATTAATGTTTGTAATTTATCCTCCGTATAACCATTAACAACCATATCGTTAATATCTTTTTCTTTAATATCTTCAGGCCATATAAATATTCCATATGAGCTGTCAACAACCCTCTGCATTTTCTTTACTATTTGACTATTTCTAGGTTCATTATCATATATAAAAACCACATCCTTAAACTTTTTAAAATATTCTAAATCACAATCACTTCCAGCCATTGCAACCGAATTATCAATAAATAATGAATCTAATGGACCCTCTAATACATATACAGTATTATCCTTTTTAACATTATCCAATCCATATAACTTTAATACATCATCCTTTATCTTTATAGTTATATACCTAATAGATGAATCATTAATTGTCCTACCCTGTATTGCAACTAAATTGTATTTATCATCAAAAAATGGTATCACAATTCTAGGATCATTCTTAATTAAATTATAAGACTGGTTTGGTAATATAGAATTAACTAACAATTTAAAATCATCAGAATAATATAATAAATTTAATTTAGT